TAGGCACCAGTTCCAAGGATGTGGTCGAGAATCTCGTTCTCTAGGTAGTCACTCATTGCAGACATAGTTTACTCCTGTGCCGCCGCATTTTGTCGTTGATATATACTGCTGATCTGAAGAGAGCCGGTGCCGTAATGCGCCCTCTGCTCATCAACCTTGATCTCTTCGAGAGCTATATTGAACCGTTGCATATATTGGCTGGCTCGTGCCTCATCCAGCAGATAAGCATATGCCTCCGCCAAAGAGCCATACAGATATGCGTCAGGGCTACGGGTCAGCACAGTATTTGTCGTGTTGCTGTCTGACAGCGCCGTCAGCCCGCCAATGTAGATAATCTCAGCGGTGTATCCGCTGTCTGGAATGGGGCGCAGTTTCATCTCTCCGCCGACAATGCTGAAGCCGCGTGGGCGGCCTGTACCGGCTGACGGATACGCCTCATCCAAAGCGACAGGGCTGTAATAGGTCAGGCTTGTAATCGGGTCAGTGTTCAGCTTCACCTGACGCACTTCGCGTAAATCTGTCGGCAGGGCAATGTATTCATCGCCGGAAGTCAGGGTTGCGGTTGAGCGCTTCTCCTGACTGCGGGTCTCCAGTTCGCGAGACATCCGCGCCTCGGCGAGCTGAATAAAGTTCGGGATTTGCGCTGTCAGGTCATCGCGGGCCAAAAAATTGGCGATGGCCGTCTTTAGCTCGCTGAAGGTGCTGATGCTCATAATGTGCCGCCGCCTGTCCTAAAGTCTCGGTTCTGATGGTCGTTCAGCCAAGCCTTCCACGCCTTTGGGTTCTCGCGCGGTGGGCCTAGCGTCTGTAAGAGGTGATTATACACGACATTCGGAATTTCAGCCACATGTTGCATGTGACGCTGAGTGTTGCCGATCATCTGTCCCTTGGAGTAATCGCCGGACATGTGTCGGTTGATTTTAATGAGGTCATCGAACCGCTGTTTCTGGTGGATGATGGTCGAGCCATCGCTGGCCTGTTCCATCGTCACTTCCTTCTTTGTGTGCGGGTCGGTGTAAAGATAGCGCTTCATGTCTTCCCCTTAGAAAGAGAGGGGGCAGTTGCCCGCCCCCTCATTGGTCTTAGGAACCTGACAGGTCGAAGATACCTGCGTGCGCCTTTGGTGCCAGAACCTTCAGCGCCCACTCAGTGATGAGCATTGTGGCCTGTGAGTCACCTGTGTCACCCATATCCTTCTCTTGGAAGTTCCGTCCGTTGAGTGTGCAGAGTGATGCAAACTCAGGGTCGAGCAGGAACATCTTGTCGTTGGACATGAAGCGTGAAGGCGTAGCTTCCACGGTGCCGAAGTCGGTCAAAAACACACTGGTAGACCCGACATAGGCGACCTCTTTGGCGGCTGTCATGTTCACATCGTTAGAAACGAGGTTTCCAGATGCTGACAGGTCAGAGAAGTTAGCGCGGTTGGTAGCAGAAGCCAGCATCATTGATGGGTTTCCGCCGTCTGTCCACGCGTCCTGCATGCCGTCCTCAATGAGGGCAAGCGTCAACGCCCGGTCAGTTCCGTCCGTGACGGTGTCTGTTCCATCGCCTGTTGCAAACGCACCAGACGCGCCAACAGAACCGTTGGTCATCCAAGTCATCAGAGACGCAGACTTGCGTGGGTCTGAGCCAGAGCGGGCCACGTTGGTGTCCGTGATGGCCTTCTCAATGTCCCGGCGAAGCTCAAGCGCCTTCAAGACCTTCTGATAGTTGTGCTCACGTTCCCGGCCAGCCGTGTCGACAGCATCCAGAGTGCCGGATGTTGCGAATGACTTGACGCTGATCTGGTGGTAGTTACCCAGACGAACGGTTGGTGTAGCCGCCGCTGTAGAAATAGCCGCGCCTTCATTGACGTAGTTGCTGGTGCTTGCGCTGGCCAGTTCCTGTGTCTGCCACTCGGTAAAGATACCGTTTGATGTTTCTTTCTTCACGTTTGAGAAGAAAGGTGTTTCAGCAGGGTCGATGCGGTAAATCACATCTGCGAGCTGTTCGCGCTCACCTACGGCGGCGCTAGTAGCGAATGTTGTCATTTCTAGTTCCTTCGGGTCATCTGCCCATTAGATAGTTAACTGCGGCATCAACGCTTCCCTCTTTCGCGAGGCGATCAAACGATTGTTGCCGTGCACGGGTTGCAACCTGCCTCTTGGTTGTTGGCTTGCCTGCCTTGGCCATCTTCGGGGCTTTGCGGGTGCGCTTCTTGGCGACAGGTTTCTTCTCCTGAAGGTTGTCCCATTGCCACGCTTTGTAGAGCAGTTCGATGGCCCGTGCGTCAGACGCATTGGCTATCTCCTCCTCTGAAAACCCGATCCGCCGCTGGGCGTACTTGATGACCTCCTGCCTCTCGGCGTTGCGGGTCTCTTCGTTCTGCCAAGCTGGAATCCGATTGAGCATGTCCTCGCGTTGCGTGGCTAAATGCTCGCGCATCCTCGCCTCGCTTTCGCGTGATTGCTCTGCCGCGATCCGCTGTTGCTCCGCCTCAACCTGTTTGAGATACTCTTTCTGTTGATCCCATTCGGTCTTGTACAAGAACAATTCACGCTCCGGCATTGTTTTGGCCAATTCTCTCCAGTCAGGGTCCTGCTGGGTTGCCTGCTGGATTTGGCTTTGCAACATATCAAGTTGCTGTTTGTAAGCGTCCCTCAGCGCCTGCGTCTCAGCTTGTTCAGCCTCAAAGGCTTTGCGCTGTTCTGCAAGCTCCATAGAGCGCTTTGTAAATGCCTGCTGGCGAGAATAACCATTCTGAAGCTCTTCGAGGGTGACAGCATGTTCCTCACCGTCAATTTTGACAGTATATAGCTGTTCCTCGTCCTCTTCGTCCTCGCCATCCTCTTCGTAGGCATCTTCGCCATCATCGACATCATCGTCATCGTAGTCATCCTCGGGCGCGTCCTGCGCGGTGTCCTCAGATTCCTCTAGCGCCTCTGTCTCAGGCGGTTGAGACTCAAGCTGAGCCTCTGGTTGCTCTTCCGGCGCATTGTCCACTTTTGGGGTGCTCAGAAGGCTGATTGCGTCACTAACTGAAATATCGCCGGTCTCTGTCGAGTTGTCGGACATGAAAATTACCTCTGTCTATTGTTAAAGTCGGATTGCCTCTTGATTTCGTCAAGGTGCATCTGCGCTAACTTACCATCCTCAATAACGCTTTGGAAATAACCCTTTAGGGCATCCAGATTTTGCAAAAGCTGATATAGGCGCTCGCGGCTTTCTGCGTCAGCCACTGCCGAGCCGCGCCAAGCCTCGATAAATTGTCCCTCCAGATGAGCAAAAGCGTCCTGCAAAATCTCATTGCGTAGTAACGCCTCTGCCTTTGCAGATCGCTCAATCTTTTCTCTAGCTTGTCCCTCATTCATAGTCGTCCCTTTATCCTAGAAGTGTGTATTCCGACAAAAACGGTTGCTGGCGGTAATAGCTTGGCCGTGTCCCCGCGCCCGTGCGGAAGGCCAAGTTAGCCGCCGCATAATCCTGTGGCGTTCCAAAGCCCGCGCCATAACGCCGCGCAAAGTCGAGCAACCCTGTCGGCGTTACATCGAGAAGCCCCATTCTGGCGTAGGTCTGCGGCTCGGACATATATGGAGACGGAATTGTTTCTGGCGCTGGCGCGACTGGCGCAACAGGGGCAACCGGCGCGGCGTATCCCATAGGATATTGTTGCCCGCCCTCGCCACGATCCGCCAGCATAGCTTCCCTCTCGGCCTGTGGGTCTCTTCCAGTGAGGCGCCCATACTCGTCACGGTATCCGATGATCCGGCCCCTGTCGTCACGCACAATTCTCTGTTGCGCTGACGCCAATGCCATCGGGTCAAGGGCGCCAAGCTCTGACATTCTGGTCGCTAGATTGCGGAGGTTGTATTGACCAATGCCCTGCATCCACGCTGGCAGGGCTGGCATAAATCCAAGCTCTTGGCGGCGCTGAATCTCTGACAAGTCCCTCTGGAGTTGCTGTTGTGCCGCAATGGCACCAGCCTGACGGCGCTGGTCGACAGCGGCCTGAGCGTCTGCAATCCCCTGCTTTATGGCGCTGATGGCGTCACCTTCTCCACCACGCGACTGACGTGATGCCTCAAGTGCCTGCTGTGCGCGGCCCTCAAGTGCCCGCTCCATACGCTGAATGTCTTCGCGGACTCCGCGCTGGGTTTTCTCTTCGCCTTCAAATCCTCTTGGCATCGCTTACACCCTCGGCAAGTTGGTTGATATCTCGGCGTCAGTGACGGCCTTGGCAACGCGAAGCTCGGCCTCGGCCTGCAACTCCTGACGGCGCAATTCCATCTCAAGTTGCATTTTCTCGCGCTCTAGCTGGATTTCCATCTGCATGCGCTCACGCTTCAGCGCCATCTCTTGTTCGAGCTTTACAATCTCTGGGTCTGGGCCAGCGGGCTGTTGCTGTTGCTGTTGCATCATCATCTGTTGCTGGATCATCTCCGGCGAATTGAAGAACTGGTCGGCATCCTTAAAGCCCCCAATTTCCGCAATCGAGCGCAGTGTGCTCACATACTGAGGCATCGAGACAATCGGGTTGTCCGGCCCAAGTTGCATAATGATCTGTTCCTGCTTCGCCGCAATCTGCGTCAGGAACGCGATTTTTGTCTCATCGTCAGTGGTGCCAAGTCCGACCTGCACGACAACGTCAAACTCACTATCCCACTCGGCAGGATTAATCGGAACAAAGTTGTTCCGCAGGCGAATGGTGCGCGGCTTGTTGTCGTATTTGGTGAGCAAGTGCAGGATGCCCTTGAACAGCGACTTCATGCCAGTCTCTGCGAATGTGCGGGCAATGCTTTCCATCTTTACCTGAGCGCCGCGAACCGTGGCCGCAACAGCGGACGCGGTGGTCGATTGTAAGGCGTCAGGCGACAGTCCCTGTGAGGCCGCTGAGATGCCAGTGCGGTTCTCTTTGATGCTGTCGACATAGTCCATAAGCGGGCGAATCTCGCCGCCCACTGGTGCGCCTGAAATCGCCTGCAACATGCCGGGCTGGCGAACACGGATCACACCGCCGGGAGACGCCGAAAGCAGGTCATCGAGATTGACCTGCCCCTCGACAGCGGCAACACGGGGCATGCTTGAAGAATAGACGCTGTCCAGATACTGGCGCATCAGCGTTGTCTTAATGACCTGCAAGTCCTCGGTCATGTCGTAGATTGAGCGCCCGATCAGGCGGTGCGGCATCATGATTGGCGTCACAACCGCAAACGGGATGTGGTCAAACGGCTCGTTGTGCAGGATGTGAGAGCCGCCGTCACCAATGGCACAAATGCGGCGGCGCTCGGCAATCCCGTCACCATCGAAGTCGATGTTCATTATGCACTCGTAATAGAGCACCTCGCGCAGTGTTGGGTCTGCGGCGTCCGTTCCTGTGGCGGCTTCCAAATCCTGAAAACGGCTCACGCGCTCGCGGTCAACGTCAAGCTCGCCGGTGCCAGCGTGTGCCTCAACCTCCTCCTGATCGTAGCCCATAGCCACAAGGTCGGAGACAGTCATTGTCGTGCGGTGTGCTACAAAATGCGCGTCCTCCAAGCTCTCGGCGCGGCGAGATACAAGAAACTCTTCGGGCGGCACGTTGATGATTTTAATTTTGCCGGAGCGGCGCGTTACCTTGACGCTGAGGTCATAGGTGCTGGCGAGCGGCACCAGTGTGCCGTCATCAGCCATCATCGTCTCGGTGACGGTCTCTTCCTGCGAGACAACGTCAACGTCTGGGTCGTTCAGGAGCATCACAAGCTCGTCCTCGGACAGCCCGTTGTACTCCTCTTCGTTAACGTCCTCGACCTCGTCCCAGAAATATTTCACGACACCGAGGCGGAACATCAGCGCGTCCTTGAACCAAGTGTGCAGAACCTTGTAGCCCGCGTTGTCGTGGTTAATCACAAAGTTGGCCATATCCGTGGCCTGCTCTGCGCCTTTCACGTCCTCGGCGGTGCGCGGTGCGAAGCGCACATATTGATCGTTTGACGTGAACACCCTCATCAGATTGGGCATGATGGTCTCAACCACATCCGCAAAAGTGGTGTCCACAACGGACGACTTTCCAGCCTGCTCGTTTCCTAGCGGCTCGCCGAGGTAAAAGTCGATAGCGCGTAGACGCTCTTGCGTGTACTCGCTGTCGAAATGATTGAGCGAATCCTCAATTTCTGAAGAGACGATGCTCGATAGCTGGTAGTCGTCCATTTTGGCCATAATGCCCTCTATTCTGCGTATTTGCCCAGAGTCGTGTTGTGGCCGGGCGATTTGCGGCGGCGTGGTGAACGCGCTGGCGGAGTGACGGGGGCTGGCGTCATGATTGCCGCGCTTCCCATAGCCTCATTCATGTCACCGATGCGTGGGCCGCGCCGGATGGGACTACGCATAGGCGGGGTGACAGTAGATTTCTTGCCGTACATTATTTGCCTTTCTTAGCCATTTTTTTGGCCATTTTCTTGAGGGTTGATGATGGCTCGGGCGCCGCAGTCTTCGCTGGCCCCTTTGTTGTGTTCACGTCCAGAACTGGCGGGACAATCATCTCAGACGATATGTGGTCGTTTTTGCCCTGAATACAGCGCCCCATATTTTCACAGCGCCCGCGATATGGACAATTTTCACAAACAGTCATGCTTTTTTCCTTTTCTTCTTCGCCTTGCGGGCCACGTCAAGCGCGATTGCGGTGGCCTGCTTTTGAGACTTTCCAGCCCTCATCTCGCGCCGGATGTTCTCGGATATACTCTTCTTGCTGTAGCCCTGAATCAGCGGCATTATTTGGACCTCGCCCGCGCCTTCTTGTAAATGTCTTTATCCGCAGTGCGGGCCTTGTCGCCCCGCATGTAACTATTCACCCGCCCCATCGCCCACGCGGCCATTGGCACGTTGCGCGATCCGCTGGATAGGTAGGCGCCCTGACCGCGCCGGTAGACGCTGGCGAGTTCGCCATATGTAAACTTGCTCTTCTCCGCCTTGTCACGCAGTGTCTTTTTAGTTGCCTCAGATAGTGGCTTTGCTTTAGGCACGCCCACGCCTCCCTTGGTTTGATCTGGACCGGCTGACGGCCTTCACGTCAATCTTTCTGCCTTCCTTGTACGCCTTAGCAGTTTTTTTGATCTCAGCCGCCTTGCGTGATTTAGACTTAGCGCCCGCAAGATATTTCTTCGGAACGCCGGTCTTTTTGTCTTTCGGAACACTTGCAAAGCGCCTCGCCATTACTTCTTCTTCCCGCCCTTGCCTTTTCCGTAGTGTTTACCCGGCATTTTTCTTTCTCGCTTTCTTCTTTGCTGTTTCAGACAAATCGCCGAAATGATAGACGCGCTTGCTTTTTGGCGTCATGCGCGCGCCGGTCATTATGGCGCCATCATTGTGCTTGTGTATCGCACCGCGATATTTCTTGCCATCTCTGAAATAGTGAAGTCCTGCGGCCATTATGATCCCTTCTTCCACTTTTTAGACGGCGACTTTGTCTTCTTCGGGTCCCACTTGACCTTCGCCGCCCAATATGCCGCGGACAGTTTGCCCTTGGCTATGTTCTTCGCGTGTCGGCTCTCAAACGCCTTGCGCTGGCCAACCGTCTGGTTTGTCTTCACGCCCTGCTGGCCAAAGCGGATAACCTTAACAACATCACCCACCTTCGCCACAACCACATGCGACTTGGTCGGGTGGTTAGGTGTGCGCTTGGGCATATTGTAACCCTGAACGCCATATTTAGCTAGGCGGGGGTCTTTAGGTGCGCTTGGGGCCATTATTTTTACCTTTTATATCGTTCTGATATTGTATATAATCTGCGCCTAACAAGGGAGACGCAATATGTTTGAACTAACGCCAGAGATGCACCGCGAAAGAATCATGCGGCGAGTAATGGACTTAACGGACCTAGCCATAAAGGACGCCGAGGAGCTGGATGAAATTATTTGTGATGCTATTGGCATTGACACCAACCAAAGCCCTCCGTTTTTTATTTTATCTGCCCAAGAGTGAGTTTTGCATAAGTGAATCTATCATTTGCTGATCGACCATTTGGGTCGGGAGTTGGCGCTCTTGTGCATATTTTATGTTTTGAGGCGTCAAAAGATTCCCGCTCTTATCAACGCTTGATGAAAGCAGATTGTATGATTCGGGGAAGAACGTCCCCTGTGGCGCAAGCCCCTCAAGCAATCCACCAAGGTATCCGCCCACCTGATTTGGCGCCGATCCCCTTATTTGGCCGCTGTAAGTTGTGTGAGGGAATTGCGGGCTTTCTATGATTGGATTGTTTATGTCTATTTGCCCGAAAGACACACCCTCAGAAAGTGTTGGGGTGTCGTAAAGCTCAGGATCGGTAACAGCCCGTCTGACCGCTCCGATATTTGGAAAGCCAGCCTTTTTGGCATCAGACTTGTCCATCAGCCTGACAAATTGCTTTCTAATATCCCCAGACGCGCCGTCCAAATACTCCTCTAGATTGTCCGCATCAATGCCGGGGAAATTCTCATCAATCTTTTCCATAGCCTCGTCAAAAGACTTCTTGGCTTTGGCATCAATCTTCATATTTGGAAGCATTCTGGAAATGATTTTTGTCGGCATAGTTGAATGATCTATGGCGTCAATTCCCATAACAACATTGACGCCAACCACATCAGCACCCTTTGCCTCTTCAGATGACTTCTGGGCCTTGTTAACCATCTTTGTAACAATTCCCTGTTTGCTGGCCCAGAGCGCGTCCTGTTTCTGCGCCGCCTCACCCCGCATAAAGCCAGCGCCGCCCTCTAAATAAACGGGGCTTGTTAATTCAACCCCGTCAACAGACTTTACCAGCCCGCCTATAGCGCTACGGTCAGTAAAGAACGGCATCAACAGCTTTCCCTGCAATGACTCTATGTCTATCTGACGCTTTGGCATTAAAAGACCAGACTGATCGTCTATTTCCATAGGCGTGTCTTCGATCCTGTACGGCATCTCTGTCTTCGAGTATCCCATAGGGTCTTTTTCTAACTTTGTTAGACGGCCACCGGCGGCACCAAGCACGTTGTCACCAGCCCTCAACGCGCCAACCGTGCCGCCCAGAAGGTACTCCATAGGCAACAATGGGTTAGCCTCAATCGGCTCGCCTTCTGGGGTTATAACGCCAACCGCCCCCTCTGGGGTCTGGGTCATAGCGGTGTAATAATCCTCAATCTGTCCAGCCATAGCTGATGGGATTGCTTTAACGCCCTCAACAAGCATCTCACGCTCTTCATCGCCGCCGCTCAGAAGCCCGCCGAGGTAATCGGCGGCTGATGATGCGGCGCGATAGGCTGGCATGTATTCAAAACCAACCTCCGGCTCGCCATAAACGGCTGGCGTGGTGACAGGGTACAAAAGCCCGTCCATTTCTTTATAACGTGTAACAGATGGCTCAATGATTTCTCGCCGCATCGGCGTGAGGGCGTCCATAATACCGGCGACATCGAACAAGCCGGGCGTTCGACCATAATCATATCCCGTGGGGCCGGTTCTCACTATTTCAGCCATCTAAACAATCCAGTTGGTCGAGGGGTTTAACTTGCGATTGCTATTATAACCTTTCGACCAGCCTCCGGCAACCGCGCCCTGTCCGGCGAAAGTCAACACAAAAGCGTCCGCCACATCAGGCGAGCGCTGGCCGCGCTTCTTCATCTCGTCCTTAGATTCAACCTTCAGCTTGCCGGTGCTCAGATATTTATAGCGGATGCCGGTGATCTCCGAAATCAGCGTGTCATCGGCTGGCATGTGGCAGTCACGCGCCTCAAACCACTCGCGGGCGCTCCAGAACAGCTCATCGCGCAACTTATTGAAGCGGTCCTTCATGCTGGCACTCTCCGACACCGCAATCGCAACGGCGGGCAGGTCCAGTTCCCTCAAGCGGTCCGCTAGACCGGCGCCAAGGCCAATCGCGTCCACATATATCGCGTGGGGGCGCATGCGGTAGGGCACGGCGTCATATTCGGCCAAAACTATGCCCGCAAGCTCCATCAGGTCTTTGCCCTGCCACGTTTTGATCGGCTCGACAAGCACATTCCCCTGCCTCTTGGCCAGCGCCGACCTATCCCCGCCATAACGCGCCACGTCCAAGCCCCACTCAACGGGGGTGGTGGGTCCGGCCTCAACGTCCCGCCGCGTGGCCTCCTCAACCAAGTGCAGCGGCACAAGCACGTCATCCGACTGCGTGGGGAACTCGCCCAAGACGCGGACGCGGTACACATTGCTATTATCCCCGTATTTGTTCGCCATATCGGCGATAAACTTGGGGTCAACGTACTCACCCTCCTCGCACGACACCGTGATGCAGTGCCAGTTCTCGCGGTCCGAGTGGAAGGCGTCATAAAAATATCCATCGGATCGGGTGGGGTTCCCGCACATCACAATTTTCGCGCCGGGGGTTGATAGCGCACCAGACGCAGTCTCGAAGATCACGTTGGGGACGCCTGACGCCTCCTCAACGATAAACAGCATGTTCGGCGAGTGGAAGCCCGCCAACGCCTCTGGGTTCTCTCGGCGGCTGGTACGGGCCACGGCGAAGCTGTCAGACGCGCCCTTGAGGGCAATCTTGTCGGCCTTAAATTCGAGCAAATCCTTGAAGGGCTGGGGCATGTTCCGCGCCCAGCGGTCAATCTCGGTCCAGAGCACGTCCGATAGCTGGTGGGCGCTGTTGGCGGTGACGGCGGTTTTGGTCGGATAGCGGGTCAGGAGCCACCAGAGGACGACCCACGACTCAAAGGCGGTCTTGCCGACACCGTGGCCGGACTTGATGGCGACCTTGTCGTGCGCCGCAATGGCGTCTAGGGCCTTCTTCTGCCAGCGCTGGGGCGTGGCTTGCAGGACCGTCTCAACGAAGA